GATATGGTTAAATGTCATCACTGGACTGGACAAAAAGGCAAACAAATTATAAGGAGTAAAATCTATGAGATGTCTAATGGCAAAGAACCAACGTGATTATATTTTATCTCACGTTAAAGAACATTTATTAGAATGGGGTTGTGGCGGAACAACTTTATATTTCCTGCAAAACCTTAAAGGAAAAAAACTAACATCTATTGAACATCACGAAGATTGGTACAACAAAGTAAGACAAGTATGCCAATTCTCTAATCACAACTTTCACTTAATAGAAGGTAAACATATTGGTAATAATGCATCACCGTTTGAAGAAAATCCTAGTGGACTGCACGATTATATTTCATTTACTGCTGACAATGTAGATACTGTTCTTGTAGATGGCGTAGCACGAAGTGTTTGTCTAACAATGGCATATATTAAATATCCTAATGCGACTGTATTCTTACACGATGCCAACAGAGATTGGTATGACTACGCAGTTAATCTTTATCCGAATAAAGAAATCATTGAACCAGAGAAAGACGGATATCCACCTTTGTTAATGAAGTTATGGCAATAATCTCACATACACATAAGTTCTGTTTTATTCATACACCTAAGACCGCAGGTTCTAGTATTAGTTTTGTTTTAAATAAATATGCAAAGCAGGTTCACATTCCCAATAGTTCAAGAAGTGCTAAAGGTTGGCAAATACCTTTGCACGAATACGGAATGCATAACGCAGTATCTAACTTTATAAATAAAGTACCAGACGGATATTTTAAGTTTGCCTTTGTACGCAATCCTTTTGATTTACTAGCCAGTGGATTTGTAGATAGACATTATGTGAATTTTGAAAACTTTATTAAAACATCATTAGGCAAAGATAAACGTCTATTTCATAAATGGACACAATGGGAATATCTATCGGTGAATGATACGATAGCTGTAGATTTTGTAGGTAGATATGAACACCTAGCAACTGATTGGCATTATATTTGTGAACGCATTGGCATTAAAGATTTCAACTTACCTGTAAAGAACGCATCAGACAAACATCACTACACAGAATATTATAATGATGAAACTAGAGAAATTGTGGCAAATAGATATGCTAAAGATTTAGAATATTGGGGGTATGAATTTTGAGAACATTACAAGACATTCAAGATTTTATTGGTGACAAACCAATCGTCATTATTGGTAATAAACAACCTGTTAGAGAAAAAGAATACAAAGATGTTATTACCTTTAGAATGAACTTAGGTTATAAAGATGACCACGATATCTGGATTAATAATCTAGCTGAAGCGTGTATCAATAAAGAAAATTTAGATATATCTCAGCACAGTAAATACATTGTCAGACTATGTGGCGAGGACTTTGGTGTTAGATTGCAACACTATCCAGAGTATATGAAAGAATATACTTATGAATGGGACTTACGAGATTATCAAGTAATGTGTCAAGAAACCAAGATGACATTCCCAACCGCAGGTTTTGTTTCTATCTATTGGGCAATCAACAATTTAGAGAATAAAATCTATATGGACGAATTTGATTTCTTTATGACACCTAACCGATACACCAAAAGAGAATTTAGACACAAAGAATACTATGGTGCTAGACATAATCCACTTAAAGAAAAACAAATCATTCAACAATATATTGAAGATGATTTAATAGAGTGGTATCAAGAGTAATGGCTAAATACAGAGGCAGAGAAGTTAAATTAAACAAACCTTTTAGAACACCCAATAAATCAAAGAAGTTTGGTGTTTATGTTAAAGATAAATCTACAGGGAATGTGAAAGTCGTTAGATTTGGCGACCCTAATATGCGTATCAAAAAGAATATACCTGCCAGACAAAGGTCATTTCTAGCCAGAATGGGTGGGGTATTGAAAGAGGTTAAAGGTCAAAAGACTTTATCACCTGCCTATTGGTCTATTCGTGCTTGGAAGAAAAACTTTCCATTGTGATATGGTTGGTTTGTTTAGTTTAGTTTATAGAGAGATTCTTGAACCTCTTGGACAGTAATTATCAAAAACACCCTCTTTTACGACAATACTTTCATCTGTAATAGAGTTTATTTTTTCTCTTTGTTCTTCAATCCATTTTTTGCGTTTGGCTATTTCTTCTTCGTGCCTTTTTATTGACGCTTCGTAAGAATTTTTCTTTTCAACCTTTGCAAATAGGATTGCATCTTTTAGGGATTTATGAAATCTACTTGGTTTTTCATATTCCCAATCTTTATTAATGCCATTTAAAACTTTGGCACTTAATGAAGAATAATGCATTTTTACTAAAACATAAAAATTGCGATTTTTTGTAAATTGATATCCGTAAATTTTAGTTTTTCTTATTTCATAATTACTTCTATCAATCATATAAAAGATTTTCCCATTAGGGAATTTTTCGTATTTTTTATCAAACATTATTTACCTCCTGTCTGATAACCAACCATATTCACAATGTTAAAGAGCAAATTAAATTTATAAAAAATTTAATGTACTTGACCATTATATCATATTGAGATTTCCAATTTTTGAGAAATAAGGTAAAAATGAACTAATTGAAAAATAGAATTATTTATTATCGCAATTTAGGGTGCGACATATTTATACATTTGACACGATTTTTGGAAAAATAAAAAATGGCAAAACAAGAAACAATAAACCGATTAATTGATACCCACGAAGAACGTCTAATAGGCGTATTAAAAAAATTAGAAGATGACATTATTGCTGATTTAACTAAGACCACATCTGGCGGTACAACATTAAATACACAAATAGCCATTCAACTTAGACCTAACCTTAAAAGATTAATTGAAGAAAATTATCTTAAAGAAGCAGATGCACTTGTTAGTGAATATGATGAGATTATAAAAGAATACCAAGACCTAATCCGACCCCTGCCTATTCCTGCAAGATTTAAAACACTAACCAAACCAGATTTAAAAGTAATTAATGACTTAAAGTTTTTATCCTTTAGTGGATTTGAAGATATTGGGAATAGGTTCTTAGATACAATCGCTAATGAGGTTTATCAATCAGCAGTAGTTGGCAAACCTTTTAATGAAATGGTTAAGAACATACGAGGACAAATCAATGGCGTCTATCAGCGTAGTAATGAAAATGCCATTAACAGATTAGTCAGCTATATAGATAAAAATAGATATTCATCTGATGCTTCTATTATTGCTAAAGTTAAATCTGCTAGAGAAACATTACATTCAAAATATGGTGCAGACATCTTAGGCGAGAATATGCGTAAATATTCTTCTCAGATTGCCCACGATAGTATTATGCAGTTTGACGGACAATTCACTAAGTACAAAGGTGATGAAGCAGGAATTACATCTTATAAATACACAGGAACGAATATTGCCACTACTAGAGATTTCTGTAGAAGGAACTTAAATAGAGTATTTACAGAAGAAGAAGCACGAAGTGTTTGGTCTGGTCAATCTTGGGCAGGTAAGTCTGGTAGTGACCCCTTTGTCAATAGAGGCGGTTATCGTTGCAGACATTCATTTATTCCATTCGACCCAGAATGGGAAGATTTACTTGAAGATTAAATAAATTTTCTATAAAGATTGAAATAACACAAATTAAGGAGTGTCAAAATGACTGATGAACAGGGTCAAGTGAAAGAAACACTTGAAACAAAAAATGAAGCATCAGTACAAGAGGAAACAACAACACAGGAAAAAACAACAGAAGATAAAAGTCTTTCTCAACAAGATATTGAGAATATCGTCAGAACACGTTTAGCAAGAGAACGTGCCAAAATTTACAAAGAATTAGGTACGGACAATCTTGATGAAGTCAAAGAACTGATGCAACAAAAAGAAACTGCACAGTTAGAAGAAAAGAAAAAACGTGGTGAATTTGAGGACATCTTAAAAGAACAGGCAAATAAGTATCAATCTGAAATTCAAAAACTGCAAGGTGATTTGACAAATATTAAGATTAATGATGCTTTGTTAGGTTCTGCTTCTAAGAATAGAGCAATTAATCCTCAACAGGTTGTTGAACTGTTAAAGAATAGTGTCCAACTAAATGATGATGGACAGGTAGAAGTTCTTGCAGATAATGGAACACCAAGATATAACAAAGA